ATATATGCGCCGCCTGTGACGTTGTGCCAGGCGAGGCAACTACCGACGGCCCTGAAGCTATACGATTGCCCGACGACGGAAACGACGACGTCATGGCGTGGTTATCCGCGCAGAATATGGTCTACTCAAAGACTAATTCCGAGGGCTGGATGGGTGTCCATTGCCCGAATGCTAGTGAGCATTCCGACGGCAACCCTGAAGCGCGCTATATGCCGGCTAACCGTGCGTTCTGCTGCTATCACGGCCACTGCTTGGGTTTTGGGTCGGCCGCGTTTTTGGATTGGGTAGCTGCAAACGGAGGCCCAGCTCACACACCTGGACTGCGCGAAGAACTACTGGTTAAGGCGATGGACGCCGCATTAGCTAAACTTGAGCCTACCGACGACTTCCCCGATGCGGCCGAGATAATCATCGCTGAGTCAGATCGTAAACAGAGCGCCAGAGAAGAGAAGGCCGAATGGTATGAGCGCTATGCGTACATCCAAGAGGATGACGCCTATTTTGACCTGAATACCCGCCGCGAACTAGGGCGCAGCACCTTCAACGCCCTATACCGGCACATCGGCTGCAACTCAATCCACAACAACGGCAAGATCGAAGCGTCAACCTGCTTTGATGAAAACCGAGCTAGCAAGGGCGCACTTGCCCTTCAGGGCATAACCTACGCCGCCGGTGAGCCGGTGGTCGTAACCGGTACGCACGGCAACCGATGGGTAAACGCAAGGCCAGCCGGCCGCGCTGGCGATGTCAGCCTGGCTCAAGCATGTCGAGCGGATGATCCCGATCGATTTCGAGCGCGAGCATTTCCTGAGTGCGTTAGCCTACAAAGTGCAAAACCCAAACCGGAAAATAAACCACGCAATTTTAGTCGGCGGCCACCCTGGGTCGGGCAAAGATACTATGTTGGCGCCGTTTTTTTGGGCCATTGGCGGTGAATCAAAACTGAACTGTAGCCTAGTTCGTAATGAAGACCTGAATTCGCAATGGGGTTATGCGCTTGAGTGTGAAGTGATGGAAATAGCCGAACTGCGCCAGAGTGAAGCAAAAGACCGGCGCGCATTAGAAAACGCCCTGAAGCCTATTATCGCGGCGCCTCCTGAATACCTGTCGATTAATCGCAAGGGCCTACACCCTTACCAAGCGCTAAACCGAGTCTTTGTAGTCGCATTCTCAAACGAACGCGCAGCTATCAGCATACCGTCGGACGATCGCCGGTGGTTCTGTGTTTGGTCTGATGCCGGTCGATTACCGGAGCCTGATGCGCTAGCCTTGTGGCAGTGGTATCAAACCGGCGGCGGGTTTGCTGCTGTCGCTGATTACTTGGCCAAACTGAATGTCAGTGCGTTCAATCCGGCCGCCACGCCCGTAATGACGGAAGCGAAAGCGATAATGATCGACCAGGGCCGCAGCATGGCAGAGTCGTACCTGATCGACTTAATATCTAATCGCTTGGGAGAGTTTGCTTCGGGCGTGATAGCGTCCCCGTTTTTCCCATTGTGCGACCGCTTGGCCGGCGGTGCGCCGTCCGGCGTGCGGGTGCCACCGGCCGCGCTGTTGCATGCACTACGTGAGGCCGGATGGATAGATTGCGGCCGTATACATTCGCGCGAATTCGCAACCAAAAAACAAATCTACGCGGCGCCCGAATTGGCCGGAAAATCTAAACCTGAATTGCGCCGGTTAGCAGAAGAGACGCCGCAACCGAAATTAGTTAGTGTTAAATAAGCGGATAAAAAAAGACCCGCTAAATCAGCGGGTCGAAAGCGTATTCAGTGAGCGGATTATAAGCGGCGCATTAAGATAATTAAAACGGCCGCTAGTTTTGCGATAATTGCGAACATGCGGCGCCCTCGATTTCCTTAATTACGGTGTCTTTTAATAGTGTGATGACGTCGACGCCGCCGGCATAAGCGTGAACTAGCCAAGCGCTGCCGTTATAACCTACACCCTTATCGGGCGCGCTATATTCGAGAAAGCAAAGCAATTGCCCTAAATCGTAATCGTACTCGTACACCTCGAGATGGTGCGGCCAGTAAGGCGAGCGCACGTCAATCAGTGAATTTTTAAGTTTTCCCATTTTCTAGCCCTCAAATAATTGGTTAACGGCCGCCGCTTTTGCGTCATTTTTTGTATAAAAGTGTCCGAAATAAATATAAGCGCCGCCGTGTTTTTTGTATGCTTTCCAGCCGAAGGCCGTTTTTTCAAACCTGAACATAATTACACCTCCGCAATTTTAAAATTGTATTTTTGAGTTACCATTTTGCATTTTTGGCACCTGACTGAATACCAGGCAAAATGGAAAACCTTAAACGTAAACTCACATGCTGGACAGCATATAAATTTTCCGTTTTTGCCGGCCCTTGTGTACCTGGTAACCTCGTTTAATTTAGCTTCAATCCAGGCCATAATTAAACCTCGTCCGGTAGAATTTCAAACAATGGAATTGACGGATCGTAAACGGCCGTTCCGCTTTCATTGGCGCCGATATAATCCACCGCTTGCAACATGTTTAATTTGTCGAATTGTCCGATATAGGCCGCCGTTGACATGCTATCGACCCAAACCGGAAACTTACGGATAGACTTAGGTTTTGCCGGTTTATAGGGTTTACGCGCGCGCTTAGTCAATTCAAGCGGATCAGTAGTAGAGTTAATGTAATAGGTCGTTTTATCGACAACTAGCGTTATTGTGTGCATGTATCCACCTCATATAAATAGGTTTTGAGTAGTGCAATCGCTTTTTCAGCGCTTGCCAGGCCGGCGTCATTATCTGGATTGTTTACGGCGTCGATAACGGCCACAAGGGCCGCTTCAATCAATTGTCTATAAGTCATAATCAGGCCCTTATCTGGAAAACATCCGAACCGGTTGAAATAACTATTTCACCGATATCGAGCATAAACTCGAAATTTTCGCGTACCCATTGATCCGATATCGCGTCGATTGACGAATATTCGTTAACGTATCCCTCCGTTTTTGTTGCGCTCGTATTGCAATCAGAGCGAATCCATTCGCCAGTGTTGTGATGTATAAATTTCATTTTTAACCCCTCGTTAAATTGTGCAGCATCCGCAACAAGGTGCGTCGATGCACCGGCCGCGTGCGTTTTGGTAGTAAGTTTTCGGGCCTTGATCGCCGATTAACGTTATAGCGTTGACGCCGGCCGCCGCACGTTTAAGCAAAACGGCGCCCGCTTTCGACCATTGGATTAGATCGCCGGCCAAAATACGGGCGCCGGTTTTCTTACAGTAGCCTGGAAATTTCGCTGTTATCGTGCGCATTAATAATCCCTCCCCTTAATTTGTACAAACCCGCCGATATCGCGTTTTGCTTTACCCTTGGCATATAAGGCAACGACGACGTTATTCGGTTCAATATGGCGTACGTCAGTGTTATCACCGTCGACGACGGGCCAACCGCGAAATTCGGCCGGTATATCCGCTTGCTTTTGAAATACGACGGCCGCGCGTTTATTTGCCGGATTAATCAGGCCCTTAATTGAAATCGGTTTGGGTGTTATCGCTGAAAAACTATAGGTTAAATCGTAATTACCCGCCGTTTTGCCGGTTAAATTACGCGAAGGGTGTTTTGTGTAATCATAAAATTGTACGTCAGCGAAAATCTGGAAAATCGTTTTTCCGTCGATTAGAATATTTTCGTACGGTATATCTGACGTACCATTCGGCCGCACTAAGGGTGTTAATCCTACAGCGGCCGCTTTACGCGCTAACGTCCAGACATCAGCGCACATTGACAGCATAAAAGCGCGTTGATTTTCTTTGAAAAATGCTGTCTTTTTAGCGCGCGCTTTTTGCGTACTATTGAAAGCGCCGCGGCCGGCCGAATTTAAACAAGGGCCAAAACACCCAGCTTGCATAGCGAAAGGGCATAATTTCTTATTGGGTACCAAGTAACAAATAGCTGTCAGATAACCGATTTTTTCACCCTTAATCGTTTTGGCGCTTGCCTGGCCAAGGATCGGCCGGTATTGTAGGCCCTCGTTTTTCAACTGTAATTTGTACGGGTTTTGCATGGTTTATGCCTCCCGATTCAGTGAGAACATTAGGGCCGCAAAACATACGGCGCCGCCGATTAAGCATTCGCCCGAAGTGAATATATTTTCAACGGCGCCGATTATTAGTATTGCCAGGCCGCCGCCAGATAGCGCCGCCGTTATTAGATTAAGTTTTTGCATTTTGTTACCCCTATAAAAGTTTATTTTATTACCGCTTTTCTGTTGCGGTATGGCTAGTATAAAACATTCTTTTATTCTGTCAAACATTATTTTATAATCTTGAGTAAATTAGTATGGTAATTGTGGCAATTGTGGGCAATGTGGGTCATCGTGTGGGTCATGTTTTTAGGGTCAATGACCCACACCAAAACCCGCGCCAGCACTGGGTTTTGGTCACTTGTGGGCAATGTGGGTCATCAAAAATTAACTTTGTAAATTACTTTATACAGTACTGTATATCCGTACACTGTATAAGTGTACAGCGCTGCAAAAAAACTACTGTACAAAAGGGGTGGAGCGATTTAAATTCGTGTTTTTTATTGCCCACATTGCCCACATCTTAAAATGACAAGATATAAGCCTGGTCGCCCGCCGTCAATTCGTACCCGCCGTTTTCAGCGCCATATAACGGATAGTCAAGCGGCGATAATCGCGGCCGCCGGCGCCGGCGATATGTCAATTGGCTTTCATAACTTGATCGATTTATACAGTCAGTTATACGAATTGCGAATGATTGACGGCGATAACATTGATTTGTTTATATCTAATTTAGTAAAAATATTAGGGTCAGAGCATATTAAATAATGCTTTGCGGATTGTTAAGTAAAGCGCCCCCATCTAGACACATTTTACATAACGCATTTTATTTTCGTGCCAGCAAATTAATTAGGGTCAGACCCCTATTAATTTTCGGCGCAATAGCCCCCCCCGCTATCCCCCGCCAGGCTTCGCGGCGTAATGTCTTATAACCAGCATTATGTAAAATGCGCCGTATAGTTTTTGCCTATTAAAGTGAGTGCTTGCTAACGTAAGTTAGTGCTTACTAACATAGGGGGGAGGGGGGTATGGCTGTCGTATAATATTTGCGGGTGCCTCCAACCCACAAAAGAAGGCAAATTAGCAAAAAAGGCAAAATAGCCTTTCTGGCAAACCAAATTAGCAAAAAGAGCTATACAATCCGATTGCTTCCAATTAAAAGGAAAAAAGCGATGCCAGCACCAATTAAAGACCCGCCATACGTTTTCCCAACGACGCTTGCGAAGACGGACACCCAGCGCATCAAAGAGCTAAAGCGCATGCTGATCGAAGGCAAGGGTGAGGATGTCGTCAAGAAGGTACTGGATATTGCGCTAGAAGACGGACACCCAGGGCAAATGGCTGCGCTAAAGATGTGCATGGATCGGGCGCTACCGGCCAGCTTGTTCGAGAAGACTGCCGCACAACGCAGCGCTATCAACATCACCATATCGACGCTAGGCGCCCCGCAAGTAGTCGAGTCAGCGCCAGACGACAACATAACGGACGTAGAGGCCAAAGATGTCTGACGTACATTTCCAGTTTCTACCTTGGCAGGAACAAGTCTTTGCCGACCCCACCCGATTCAAAGTGATTGCTGCTGGCCGACGCTGCGGCAAGTCTAGGTTAGCGGCCACTACGCTGTTATTAGAGGGATTAAAGTGTCCGGCAGGTTCCGCTGTTCTTTATGTGGCGCCGACCAACGGCCAAGCCAGACAGATTATCTGGAACGTACTAATGGACTTAGGCAAGGATGTGATCGCCAACAGTCACATCAACAATCAGGACATCACGTTAATCAACGGCGCTGTTATTTATGTCAGAGGCGCCGATCGGCCGGACACCCTGCGCGGCGTGTCGTTGACCTACGCCGTGCTGGACGAGGTGGCCGACATCAAGCCCGAGACGTGGGAGCAGGTTATCCGTGCGGCGCTGTCAGACAAGAAGGGTCGGGGGATGTTCATTGGAACACCCAAAGGGCGCAATTGGTTCTACGATCTATTTCAACTTGGGGAAGACGGCACTGACAAGGATTGGAAGAGCTGGCACTTCACCACCAAAGACAACCCGCTAATTGATCCAGAAGAAATCGAGTCGGCCAAGAAGACGCTGTCCAGCTTCGCGTTTAAGCAGGAATACATGGCCAGCTTCAGTAATGCTGGCTCGGACATATTCAAGGAAGAGTGGATCAAGTACGGCGAAGAGCCGACGCAAGGTAGTTACTTTGTGGCGGTGGACTTGGCCGGTTTTGAAGAAGTGGCGCGACAAGCGGCAAACTCTAAAAAACGCTTGGATGAGTCAGCCATTGCAGTAGTCAAAGTGACTGACGAGGGCAAATGGTGGATCAAGAAGATAGAACATGGCCGGTGGGATATTCGGGAGACGGCGGCTAAGATACTGATGGCCATGCGCGACTACCGTCCGCTGTCGATTGGAATTGAGCGCGGAGCGCTAAAAAACGCTGTTTTGCCGTATTTGAGTGACTTAATGCGCAAGAATAATGTATATTCGCACATAGTTGACCTAACGCACGGCAACCGGAAAAAGACTGACCGAATTATTTGGAGTCTCCAAGGGCGTTTTGAGCATGGCAGGATTGTGCTTAACTCAGACGAGGATTGGGATATATTCCTAGATCAGCTTCTTATGTTCCCTGCACAGGGGGTACACGATGATTTGCCTGACGCCTTGTCCTATATAGACCAATTGGCCGTGACATCCTACATGCAAGAGGATGAATCCGATGATTGGGAACCGGTGGACATTATTTCGGGTGTATAAATGGATCAAAATGAATTCGATCAACCCACAGAAAATGACAAAGAACTAGTCAGCTTCGTGGTGGAGCATTGCGATCGTTGGAGAACGTACCGCGATATTAACTTTCTCCCGCAATGGGAAGAATACGAGCGCATCTTCCGTGGCCAATGGGCATCGGAAGACAAGACAAGAGAGTCAGAGCGCTCACGCATCGTCACCCCTGCAACACAGCAAGCCGTTGAAACCAGACACGCCGAAATTATCGAGGCGATCTTTGGTTCGGGCGAATTCTTTGACATCAAAGACGATTTGCGTGATGTTGATGGCAACCCAATGGATGTCGAGTTCTTAAAGCTCCAGATGATGGAAGACTTTAAGCGCGACAAGTTGCGAAAGCACGTAGATCAAGTGGTGTTGTTGGCCGAGATTTACGGCACCGGTATCGCCGAGATCACAACGTCAATGGAGAAAGAACTAGCTCCAGCGACGATGCCAATGCCAGGCCAAGAGCAAGCAGCGATTGGTACGGTTGAGAAGATGCGCGTCTCAGTCAAGCCCATGCCAATCAACCCGAAAAATTTCCTATGGGATCCAAACGGCACAACCGTTGAGGATTGCATGGGCGTGGCCATCGAGAAGTACGTATCGATCCACAAGGTGGTGCGCGGGATTGAAAAGGGTATCTACCGCAAGGTCAACATCACGCCGACTTATGAAGATACAGATTTAGAGCCGACGCAAGAAGTTAGCCAGTACCAAGATGAGAAGGTACTGCTCTTGACGTACTACGGTCTGGTGCCTAGAGAGTATTTGAAAAAAGCGGAAGACGACGACATTGTCGAGCTGTTCCCTGACGATTCAGCCGCTGAAGATTATCAAGACATGGTCGAGGCAATCATTGTGATTGCCAACGATGGCATGCTACTGAAGGCTGAAGAAAGCCCGTACATGATGAAGGATAGGCCAGTATTGACCTATCAAGCTGATACGGTGCCAAATAGATTGCCAGGCCGTGGAACGATCGAAAAAGCCTACAACATGCAGAAATCCATTGATGCGCAAGTGCGTACTCACTTGGATTCATTGGCGCTAACAGCCTCGCCTATGATGGCCGTCGATGCGACAAGACTGCCAAGGGGTGCAAAGCTGACAATCATGCCAGGCAAGGCGATCTACACCAACGGCAACCCGAATGAGATTCTGTATCCGTTCAAGTTTGGCCAGACAGACGGCTCAAGCATCACAACAGCCGAGAAATTCCAGCAAATGCTCTTGCAAGCGACCGGTACACTAGACTCTAACGGCATGGTGTCAGCGGTGGGACGCGATGCGGCTGGGACGGGTATGTCGATGGCTGTGGCTTCGATCATCAAGAAGTACAAACGCACGTTAGTGAACTTCCAAGAAGACTTTTTGATTCCGTTCATCAACAAAGCAGCGTACCGCTTCATGCAGTTTGACCCTGAGCGCTATCCATCGGTTGATATGGTCTTCATTCCAACGGCTACTTTGGGCATCATTGCGCGTGAGTACGAACAGGCTCAGTTTATTAGCCTGTTGCAGACCCTTGGCCCTGATACTCCGGTGCTGCCGATCATATTGAAGGGTATTGTCGCCAATAGTTCGCTTTCCAACCGTGCTGAACTGATGGAACGTCTGGATTCTATGGGTCAAATCGATCCTGAAGCCCAGCAAAAGCAGATGGTTCAGGAACAGTTGGCTTTGCAAGCAGCGCAAGCACAGATTGCGGTCAA